GCTTCTTGAGGAATGATCTCCGTTCCATCATGCCTGTGAGGGGATAAAAGCCCCGTCATTTCCTCGCTTGCGCTGCTTCTTGACGTCCTTCTCGTAACGAGCGTTCCGTGCAGTGACGTCGCGCTTCTGACGCCGCCTGACCTTCTCCTTCGCCGATCTAGGGTCGGGCTCGTCAACGACCTTCGCGGTCTCAACGACAGAGACGCCGTAGGCCTCGAGAACCCGCCGAAAGAAGTGCGGCGCCTCGGCGACGAGGTAGAAGTCCGCACGGATCGAGCTCATGACATCAGCGACCGGGGAGCCGCCGTCGGTGTTGACCATGATGCCCGAGACCTTCCAGTCCTTCTCTTTCGCAGAGGAGCGCGTGAGCAGCGTTGCCATGCGCTCGAGCTCTTCGCGAGTGAGACGCAGGTCGGTGGGATCTTTCATGGGGCTTGGTCCTCCGCTTCGACAGGGTCCTCTTCCGGCTCTTCCTGGGCCTCGAGATCTGCCGGGTCTTCGTTGATGCCAGCGAGCTCCTCGGTGGAGACGATCGGGACCGTCTCGTAGGACTCCCGCTGGCGCTCGACGACGTCGCCCAAGGTCTGCTCCTCGGTGGAGAGATCCGGCAGCGGCGCGTTGTCCTCCGCACCGGGGAACTCACCGAAGGACTCCTCCAGCCCAGCGGGGATCTCGAACTCCGGCGCCGGCTCGATCTCCTTCACCGAGGTCCAGGCACCAGGGGCGTAGATCGCCAAGGCCGTCATCTCGCGACGACCGAGAGCTGAGATCGGCCCAGTCTCGCACTGACGCTCTACGACCAGCGTGCCGTCTCGACAGAGAACCCGCTCCGCCTCGAAGGTCCCCAGGACCGTGGAAAGCCCCGAGGTCCTGGAATGCGTGACCTCGAAAAGACGCAGCCGCTCCGGCGGACGCTCAGGCGTCACCGCCGAGATCATGCCCGCAATCTCCTTCACCGCTCGATCTCGATCCTGCATGTCTCCACCTCCACTGGGACCGCAAAGTTCAGCCGCCGACGATCCAGCCCGTGGGAGCGAACCGCAGCGTCATAGACCACCGCCGCCTCCTCAGGTGTCTCAAAAACACCGAGATGCAGCAACTTCCCCGAAACTCTAAGCGAAGCCTGCCACCTACCGCTACGACCAAGATGGTAGACGCCGTAGAACGGGGTGTCCCGCCGCCCACCACGACGACGCCGAGATTTCGCCGAAAGACGCGGCAACTCCGCAGTCTCCACCAAGCGCAAGTTGGAACGCCGAAGGTTGAGCGGGTCCCCGTCCCGGTAGGTCACAGCGAAACCCGCCCGAGCCCGGAGAATCACCCGCGCCAGATACTGGAAGCGCGAAGTCTTCGAACCGTCACAAGCCCGGATCATCTTCACCGGCCGGAAGACAAAACGCTTCCGAGAATCCCGCGCCGAACGGCAATACCAACGCGGCGGACACAGCGATGCCCAAGCGAAATCCTCCTCGTCAAGGGCTACTGAGTACGCTCTACCGCCTCCGAGGACCTCAAGTTCTGGCATGGCTTGATCTTAGCGCTTTGAGGGGGGAAAGTCACCGATTTCTGCAGGGGAGTTTCATGAAGCTGGTGAGGGCGTAAGTCAAACTCCCGTTTCTAGATAGGTTGCAACCGCAGATGCATAGTATCTCTATCGCCGCCGGAAGTGTCGTCGGACCCGCCGGGAGGGGCCCTATAGGCCGTATTACGCACATCCAGCCTCCCCGAGAACACGCTATGTCCTTTTGCCGCCTGCACTTACGTCATTCTTGCCATTGTATGGACTATACCGTGGCAGAACGTACATAAGACCTTTCCACGACTGTACTTACGTCCAACCCGTAGTAGCGGGCACCACGAAACACTAGCAAACAGCAACAAAGCGTATCAACCAGCTGAAAGGACTGAGATACAGTGGAATACATGGTGAAACAGTATCCTGTCTCACGAGGAAAGGAGCCCGAGGTACCGATCGACCCCCGCCGCGAGTGCGGGCGCAGCATAGCGGGTCGTAGGCCGTCTGGTGGTGTCTGGTGGCGAAACAACCCCTTCGTTGCCGCCTTCCCCATTGTAACCGGAACAACGGACATCTGGCTCGATATCCGAAGCTCTGTCAAGAAGCCATTCCCCGTGCCACGGCGCAGAAAAAGAAAGTCCAGATTTCTCCCCCGATCACCTTGTACCCAGGGATAGCAATGAGGGGGGCACCAGTCTCCCCGGACGACCACAACCGTCACTAGGAGCTCAAGTCATGCAGAACTCGCCCCTTTGGGATCTTCTCCCCGAATCCGAGCGTCCTTTGTGGATGTTGATGGAGTTACGCGACGGTGCCGCGAGCTTCAAGAACATCACCACCCGGCGCTACATCCACGGGAAATCCGAGATGGAACTCCGCGCAGCCCTCCGCAGCTATCGCTCGGGCAATCCGCTTCGGGAGGAAGTCTGATGGATATCATCTGCACACGCTGCGGGGAACCGTGGGAGGTCTCCCACATCTACGATGTTCGACATCTGCTCAACGCCTGCTCAACGCCTGACATCCCATGGGATGTCCGGGGTTCTACCATCATTCGGTGTGCCTGTTGCCGCGAGAACGAACGTGCTCGGAAGGCTGGAGACGGTGTTCTCGACGTGACAAGCATTGATTCCGACGGCAAACCGGCCGGGGCCTTCAAGGATTACTTGGAGGACGTCAAGACCATCTGCGATTTGTTAGGCGACGATACCGACGGTGCCGCCGCAATGCTGGAAGACTTCGAGTTTGCTGGGCTTCTCGACCCGGACAACTAACTAGCCTTCACGCCAAGGGATCTGGCTCGTTGCCAGGTCCCGTTTCTCTTTTCCTACCACAACGGGAGTACTACCCATGGAACGCCCACAGCTTCTCGAAGAGATTGGCTGCGCCCTTCTTCTTGCCGACAGCAACCAGCTGTACACAGTCTACGAGACTCTCTTCGGCATCGACCCTGATAGCCGGGTGTCTTCCTGCGAGCTCGACTCTGACCCCTTCGACGGTGGCCCGGACGAAGCCTACCGCGACGACAACGGACGCATCCCCGATGCCGAGTAGTCTCACAATCCACAAGCCCTTAAAAGAAGGAGGAGCCGCCAAGTTAGGTGGCCGCATCTCCTCCGTCTCGAGACCGGTCGGTCCATCGTGCCCCAACGACCCGGACTCAGAAGATGGAATCTGTGCTTTCCTAGATTCGTTCTGTTACGCGCAACGTGGCCACATGTCGACCCCCATCGTCAAGACATCGTGGGCGCGCAACTTCGGCGATATCGACTGGCTTGCGTGGTCTAATTCTCTCGCGGCGCAGCTGACAGCATCGGACAGCAAAGCCTCGAGATGGCATATCGGTGGGGACTGGTTGCGGAACGGCCGCATAGACCGGCCGTACTTGTGGGCTGTCCTCAGGGCGCGCCGTATCGCCAACAAAGCTCGCGCCGTTCTCGGCCGTAAGCCCTTGCCGGCGTGGTCCTATACTCATGCGTGGCGCGCGCTGGCGCCCCATCGACGTTTCCTCGTCGCTACTGGGATGGAGATGTTCGCGAGCGTCCACACCCTCGCGCAAGCAATTGACGCTCAAGCGATGGGATACCGTATCGCATGGGCCAGCGCAATCCGCAAAGCGGACGTGCTCAAGATGCCCAAGTCGTTACGACCACGCGGGGTTCTGCCCTCCGGCCCCGAGGGCGAGCTCCGCATCCCGATATGCCCGGAGCAAACCGGCCGATCGCCCGATTGCGGCAGCTGCGGTATGTGTTTCCACAAAGGAGGACCAAACGTTGCCTTTCTCACTCACTAGCCGTGTGCGCTCAATAATCTGCATGGTCGCCGGAGCCATCGCACTCGTCGCCATCCTGCTCTTCTGGTGATTCCCGGCCCGGCGCCGCGAGTGCGGGCGCCGGGCCCCTTCTGGCAGGCGGAAAAAAAGAAGGATGACGCCGATGAGCTGTGGCACTTCAAGAATCTGACCCTCGGAGAAACTCGGAGAGACATGCGAGACACACGAACTCGACCCGATCCGCTGGCCGTCCTCATCGTCGGTCTTGGCGACGTCGCCCGATCGGCAGTTACTCACCTGGCCAACGGCACGAGCGAGTCCCGCGGCCACCTGGCCGAAGAGCTCGCCACCCTGGCGCGTATCTGCGCCGAGCTCGAACTGGGGGCCAAGCGATGATCGAGCTCCTATGCGTCATCCTCTTCGCGGCCGTCTGCTTTATCGTCATCAAACCCGACGACTTTTCATGAGCGCTTCTTGAAAGCTCCGGCAGTCTCGAGTAGACTGCCGGGGCTTTTCTCGACCGCAGCCGGGAGAGCTGTGGCACGTCAAGAATCTGACCTGGAGAATCTGACCATGGAATCGATCTACTTCGTCACCCCCAAACCTCGTAGCGGGGAGCGTCAGAACTTCTACGCGCTGGTCTCGGGCGGTCGGCTCACCGACGTCGAGGCGGAGAGCGATGACGGGCTCTTCGCCCTCAGGGCGCTGAACGAGCGCCAGAGCGAGCACACGGTGCTCTACCCGCTGACGGTGAACGTCTCGATCGTCGAGGCCCAGAGGCTCTATGATCAGGGAGCGAGTGTCGCCGCGGACGCCGCCGAGAAAGCCTGACCCTTCTTTTCTTCGCCCCCGTGTCCTCTAGAGCGCCGAGCCAGGCGCCGTGTTGTGGCGAGAGGCACGGGGGCATCTACTGAAGCCAAGGGAGAATCTGACCATGGCGAGTGACAAGTCAGACCGACTGCGACAGGAGACCGAGACCGAGACGATGACGACCACGACCACGACCACGACCGACGCCCTCGAAGCCGCCGGCGCCGCCGCCCGCGACGCATTCGTCGACTACAGCGACGCCCGCACCGCCGTCTGCGATGCCTACGACGCCCGCGACGCCGCCCGCACCGCCTACCACACCGCCCGCACCGCCTACAACGCCGCCCGCGACGCCGCCCGCGACGCCGCCTGCGACGCCGCCCGTAGCTGAAACGACAACGACACGGGGGAGGCCGCTCCTCCCCCGCACCACACCGCAACCGACTGCGACAGGAGACCGAGACGATGAACGAGACCCCCCGCACGATCCGCTACGGTGACATCACGATCACCGCAGACGACGCCGACGCCGACATCATTCGCGCCGCGATCGACGAGGCCAGCGACGAGGGGACCGTCTCGCTCGCCGACCTGCCGCTGCGGGATCTGCTGCCCAGCCGGCCAGATCTGCACACGGGGCACACGAGCGTCGAGGCGCTGGCCCACGCACTCGGCGCGACCGTCGAGGAGTGTGGAGGGAACCCCATGACTGACAAGCCGGCCGCCGCGCAGGCGCTGGGACTGGAGAATATCAATGACTGACGTAACGCCGAAAGAGTGGGGCGACCTGCACCTGAAGCTCAACCGGCAGACCAAGCAGCTTGCGCGGTGCGTGGAGGTGATGCAGGACTTGCCGGTGACGGTCCACGCCGGAGTGCGGTTCGGTGACTGTCCCGAGTGCAAGCTACAGGCCCTGCTGCGGGAGCTGCGCGGGGAGGGGTACTGCCGGCCCAAGCCCTGCGAGCATGAGTGGGCGATGGGCGGGCCGAGAGGCTATATCTGCGTCAAGTGCGAGGCCACCCGCGATGCCTGAACGCTACGTCTACCTCATCCTCGACAAGCCGTCGGGGCGCGTCAAAGGAGGGACCTACCTCACCCGTGAGGACGCCGAAGACGCTGCGGATTATCTGCGCGAGCGCCAGCACTTGGGGATCTACACTATCCAAAAGACGAGAGTACTCGAGACTTGCAAGGACCAGAGCCAGTAGTCCGCTCGGATATCGAGCGCCGCATGGGGATGCCGGAGATCATCGCCCGCTACGTCGACCACGAGTCGAACCGTGGGCTGGAGCGCACCGGTCTGGCGTCGCGCGTCTGCCGGCTCAAGTGGCTGGCGCACTACTTTCGGGACGACGCCCCGCACGAGCTCACGACGGCCACGGGGGACACGCTGGAGCGTCACCTGAGGAAGCACCAGAAGCTGTCGCCCCAGACGGTGCGCTGCTACGTCTACGAGCTTGCGCGGGCTCTGGAGTGGGCCTACCAGCGGGAGCTCGTGAGCTATATCCCGTGGATCGATCTACCCAAGGCGCAGAAGAACGTGCGCGGTCGGCACATCGAGGAGGAGGAGCTCATGAGGATCGTCGACTACTGTGACGAGCCCTACTCGAGCTTCTTCCACATGCTGTTTCACTGTCCGCGCCGGGCGAAGGAGATCCGCTTCCTTTCCTGGGACCAGGTATTCCTGGGAAACCCCAAGAATCGCCACATTCTGTGGAAGAGAACGAAGAATGGGCGGGCGCTGGCCATGCCGCTCCACGACGGATCGCCGACGCTGGAGATCATCAAAGATCGGCTGCGCAATCGTGCTCGTGGTTGCCCGTGGGTCTGGTGGACGACGGCTCCCGGCGGGGAGTACAAGCCGATCATCGAGAAGTACAAGAAGTACCACTGGAACCCGGCGCTCGAGGCTCTGGGGCTCGACCCGGAGTACCGCGTCCACGATCTGCGGGTGACCTGGGTCACCGACGCCCGGCAGAAGGCCAACTTGCCGCGCGAGGCGATCATGGCATGCACCGGGCACCAGAGCGAGACGACCTTCCGCTACTACTCGCTGATCGAGGAGGCGGACGTCAAGCCGGCCTACGACGCGCTGTGGGCGGCCAGAGAAAAGGAGAAGGAGCCCGATGAATGAGCTGGCATTATTCTCTTCGTCTGGTAGAATCCCTCGAAGGAGGGTCCAAAGATGACCAGATGTCAGCACTGCCAAGGGGAGTTCCAGAAGGCCAGGAAGGAGCAAGTGTACTGCTCCAAGAGCTGCGCCAGCGTACGCAAGGGAGCGATGCGGAAGGGCCAGAAGACCGGACCTCAGAAGGGGAAGGTCTACAAGCAGTCGACGGACAGCGACGGGTACTTGAAGGTCTTCGCGGTGCTCCACCCGTTCCGCGACGGCCGGAAGATGATCGCCGAGCATGTAATAGTGATGGAGTTGTCGATCGGCCGGCGGATACGGAAAACCGAGGTCGTCCACCACCGGAACGGAGACAGAAAGGACAACCGTCTGGTCAACCTCCAACTGATGACGCGGTCGGAGCACTCCAAGCTCCACGGGAAGGAGACGGCAGCGAAGAGAACGCGACGAAAGGACGGGACCTTTGCGTGAACTCGCCCTCTTTGCCGGAGCCGGCGGAGGAATTCTCGGAACGCACCTCCTTGGATTCCGCGTCGTGTGCGCGGTTGAAAAGGATGCGTTCGCTCGAGAGGTCCTGCTTCGCCGACAAGAGGACGGCATTCTCCCGTGCTTCCCGATCTGGGATGACGTTCGAACCTTCGATTGTGCGCCGTGGCGTGGGCGAGTGGATATCGTCTCTGCCGGCTTCCCGTGCCAGCCCTTCAGCGTCGCTGGTCGGCGACGAGGCGAGGACGACGAGCGAAACCTCTGGCCCGCGACGATCGAGATCATCCGAGGAGTCCAGCCCGAGTGGTGCCTCCTCGAAAACGTCCCAGGTCTCATTTCCAGTGGCTACTTTGGACGCATCATCAAAGACCTTGCCGAAGCGGGCTACGATGCGGAGTGGGATTGTATCGCCGCGTCCGAAACGGGAGCGCCGCATCGGCGGGACCGCCTCTGGATTGTGGCCCACACCCAACGTACCGAACGGGGGCAGGAAGCCGAAGAGCGGGATGACGCGGACAGGCAGGACGCCGGACGGAAAGAAGCGCCAAGTCGGGCTCGAGAGCGCGGTGACTATGTTCCCCACTCCGAAAGCAACGGACGGCAGCAAGGGCGGGCCGAACCAGCGCGGCAGCAAGGGGGACCTGACTCTCCCGTCAGCGGTGGTGAAGTTCCCGACGCCGAAGTCATCGCCGAGCGGCCCGGACTATGCGAGAATGCATCGCCCGGAGAGCGGGGGGGACGATCTGGTAACTGCAATCGCCCGGCAGACGTGGCCGACGCCGACCGCCGGGGATGCGAAGTCGAGCGGGGCCGAGGGCTACTCGACCGCGAGCGGCAGACATTCAGGCACGACGCTGACGGATGCGACGGCTCGGCGGACTGGTGGATCCCTGAACCCGACGTGGGTCGAGTGGCTGATGAACTGGCCGAGAAACTGGACATCACTGGAGCCGATTAACCATGACGATTTCCAAGAGTGGCTCGCACAAACGAGCCCGCAAGCTACGAAAGACGGCGTGCGAGTTGTGTGGTGGGACAACGACCCTTCAGGCCCACCACAAGGACAGCGACCCGTGGAACAACAACCCGAAGAACGTCCAGACTCTTTGCGCGACGTGCCACGGGGTGCTGCACGCGGAGCAGAGATGGGAGGGGCACACCAAGACGACGGCGTGTGTCCATTGCGGGAAGACCTTCACCTACAAACGCGCGAGGGAAACAGCGTGCAGCCTGTCATGCGCGAACAAAGCAGCATGGGCACGGAGACCACCCCGCGAGTTGCAAAGAACGTGAACAATCGGGTGGACCGCCTTAGAGCCCTTGGGAATGGGCAGGTTCCAGCAGTGGTGCGAGCAGCATGGCTTCAAGGAGCCAGGGAGCGCCTCGACTGAAGAGCCGCCTCGCCGAAGCCGATCATCTCGCTGAGATAGGCCCGCACCCGAGCCAGGAGTTCCGCAGCCTGCGGCTCTGTGGCGTCCTCCGGAGGCGTGACCGTCTTCAGGAGTTGGCGCGACATCCAGGTCGTCTCGATGCGGGCGAAACGCTGCAGAGAGCCCCGTGCTGCGATGATGACGTTGCGGTGGAAGCCCTCGCCGTAGCGGTCCTCGTCGCAGCGCAGTAGGGCGTTGTTGGCCTCGTGCCCCCCGAGCAGCATCTCACCGATCTCGGTGGCCTCGTCGAGCTCGTCGTCGTCAATCATGGCTCTTGCTTCTTCCTGTAGTAGCGGCGCGCTTCAGATCTCCCGGATCTCTACTGGGTAAGAACTTTCGACTTGGCGCTTCTTCAGCTTGTAGACGTCGGTCAGGTAACCCTTCGGGTCGTCAAAGGTTACTGTACCGTCGGCCCAGAAGACCTGGAAGTCACAAACAAAACGAACCCCGCCCGGTAGGTGGAACGGGACCTGCCGGAGGAAGAAGACCACCTCGCCAGCACGCTGCAAGAGCTTCAGCTTCGTGTAGTAGGACGCTTCCTTCTTCGAGTCGAACTTGATCCCGTCGAGCTCAGTCTTCTTCGCGTTGTACTTGTGCCTCTGTCTCTTCACCACCGTCCACCGTTTCCCCCTGGGATAGATTTCTCAGGAGTGGCATCCACTCCAAGGCGATCATGCTCTGGTGCATCCCGCACAGCGCGAAGTCGATACCAAACGACTCGAACTGCCAGGAGCAAAGGTGTGTGCCGGGCTCAGAGCAAGCTCCGGCGGCGCATTTTGGTTCCGTCATGCTCTCTGCCTCTCTCTGCGGCTCTTCTTGACGATCTCGCAGAGCCAGGCGTCCTCGGGCTTAGCGGCCTCCAGCGTCGCGTGGAGGAGATCGTGGGGGTCGTGGACCTGGTCTGGGAGGGCCGGCACCTCGGTCGAGGGGCCCGGCATGTCGGAGGACAGCTCGGCGAGGAAAACTCCGGTCGCCGGGCGGAAGTTGCGGTCGGTCTGGTTGCTCTTCACCCGGCGGATCGCCGCCGCGACAAACTTCGCAGCGATTTTCCCGTTAACAAGTTCGAGGAAATTCTCCCACTCCTCAGGAGCCGGGGAGTCGCGCCAAAGCCCATGGAAGGGGTCGAAGACGTGCTGTACCTCCTGGTCGGTCCACTTCATGGCACTGCCTTCATCGCCACGCCCATCGCACTGAGCGGCTCGGCGCCCTCGATCGCCTTGTAGCTCTGCGTCGAGTCGTCCCACCAGACAAAATGCTGGACGATAACTGCAAGGTCGGCGGCGCGTCTCTGTGTCTTGCGCTCGTGCTCTCGGACCATCCGTTTGCCCTCTTCGGTCCGTGCCGCGTCCTCGGCCTGGCTCTCTGCCGCTTCTCGGCTGCGCGCCTCGGCGACGCTCCAGTGTTCCTTCTCCGGATGCTTGAACCATCTTTTCCACTTCACCATTCTCGATCTCCGATCCCTTTCCTCTGCACCTTGCCGCCGCGGGGCAACGGCTTCGCCTCGCGGTCGTGAGCGTACCTGAGTTGATACTCGATCCTCTGAAAGCACCGAGTACACCGCCCGTGCCCGTGGTGAGGTCGATCGGTCTTGTGGCAGACCCGGCAGAAGAAGTGCTTCCGGCTCCAGGTCGGACAAACTGCGGCAGTGTTACCCGGGAGAAATCTCATCGTCCCCCTGCATGGCCTGCTGCTCCATCACTAAGAACTCCTGGTCGATGAGGTCTTGCTCGCGGATCGCCTCGATCGCCTCGAGAATATCAGTCTCTTCCAGCGGATCAGTCTCTCCCGGCGTCGATCCCCGAGCATGCTCGCAGAGCCAGCAAACGCAATCGGCCACCGCGACCAGGAGTCTTCGTTCTGTGTCTCTCATGCTAGATCCGCTCTGTCCCCCGGTTCCCTCCGAGGAGTCTTCGACCTCCTGCTCGTCTCGACGGCTGGGCTGCGAGCCCATGCCCGGTTCGGAGTCCGGTGGCTCCTAGTCGAGAGTGATGTCCGCAGGATTCCAGATCGACAGCGTGAACGAGCCTCGCAAGGGGCTGATTTTCGAGATGCCAACTCGACCGGAGCTTGTGGAAGACCGCGCTCCTGCTGAGACGGGTGCGAGGATTGAAAGTCGGGAGCGCGGCGGGACTCGAACCCGCATCACCGACGCCTGCGGGGACACAGACGGCCGTCCGTGATCCGTTGGTCGGGGTCCTGCCGTTAGACGACGCACCACGGTCAGCGCGCTGACCGCTTCCCGATAAGCAAAAAGGTGGGCCACCTGGGGGAAAGGCCACGATGGCAACTCTCCCCCGTGCTTCCGTTTCACCGGTCGCCGGCCCATAAAGCCTCCCCTCGCTATGCGGTCTGGCAACTGCACGAGGGGAGTTTTTCTGCGTGTTTTTGGTTGCCAGACCATACCCGTAACTCTTCATGATTCCTCCGGCAAGTCAAGCCCGATCTTTTTTCCCAGCCTGACGTAGACCTCTTCCTCGTCCGCGCCGGCGAGGATTTCACTGATAGCTGCGAGGATCTCAGGCTCGTTGTCCTGCCACACGCGGTTCAACAACTCCTGCGCCAAGACGCTCGGGGCCTTGTCGTCGTCGTCGGAGCGGACTTGGAAACGGATCATACTTCCTCGGTCCTTTTCATGCTGCGGGCGATCCGCTCGGCGATCTCTTCCTTCGTGAGCGGCTTTTGCACGAAGTCCACCGCGCCACTGTCAGAGAGCAGGTGGAGTTTGAGCTGGAAGAACAGGTTCCCGAGGTTGTCGTCGTTACCCTCGAAGCCGATGTCGTTGCACTGGAGGTACCAGTCCTCACTGACGTCGTCGTACTCGATCTCGACGGTGTACTTCTTCATGATATCGCCTTCCCTGCTTCTCGCTGCCAGTAAGACTCTCGGACGCCCTCACGTATCGCCTCGCGCGATTTCGCGCGGGTCTGGTTGAGAGCCTCCGAGACGGTGAGCTTTCGGTCCTTGAGGCACTCCTCCAGAGCCGCTGAGTAGGCGTACGCAAGCTGCCACGACCACTGAGATACGTTGCCCTCTTCGGGCAGTGGTTCAAGGCCGTGCGGTAGTTTGTCTGTCATCAGATGCTACCGCCGGGTACGTCGGCGACCTGCACGTTCTTGGTGTGCATGATGATCAGCGCGAGCTGCCGCTGCCGAGCGTAGAAGCTATCGCGTTCGGCGTCGCTGTCGAAGTCGCTGGGCGAGACACACGCCACGCCGCGGGTGAAAGCCTTGTCGGCTTGGTCGAGCTTCGAGTAGGCGACGTGCATACTGTGCTCGCCGGCCTCCTTGGGCTCGAGGATGCGGATGCCGTAGTCCTGCTGGCGCACCCAGACGGCCTTGCCCGTGAGCACCTCGACGTAGGCAGAGATCGCCTTCGCGGCCTTCGTCACACCCAGGGAGTACTCGGCGAGGTGGCGCTTGGAGCCGACGATCTTCTCGACGGTCTCCGGTGGGATATAGGTTCCCGGCCCGAGCTCTCCCTTGAAGTGCTCGACCGTCATCGCGAGGACTTCCTTCTGCTTCACTGGCAACTGCGCGTCAGCGGACATGGACTTCGACCTCCTCGTTCTTGAACTCGACGACCTCGAAGAGACCGTAGCGTCGGGGCCAGTCGCTGAGGCCGATGAAGCGGCCGGCGTCGAGGATCAGCTGCTTCATGTCCTCGGCGTTGAGCAGCTCCTCGAGGAAGATCAGTGAGAACTCGACCTCCCACTCACGGAAGCACGGCCGGCAGCTCATGATACCGCGCTTCGTGGGCTTCAAGAGGCGGAACTCCTCGCCGGCGTCCCAGAGTGCGTCGCGAGTCTTCGGCCCCTTGTGATGGAGCATACCGCCGGGCGACTTGACGACGACCGCGGTGTCGACCACCTTGCCGAGCTTCTTCATCTTGGCGGCGGTCTTGATGCAGGCGTGGATGTTATCCGAGGGCCAGTAGATCGGCCCGCCCTTCTCGTCGTCGAGGCAGTAGAGCGAGCCCTTGAACTCCGCCTCGCGCATGGCCATGTGATCTTCGTCAGTCTTCTTCGTCTTCTTGGAGATCTTCCCGAGCTGCTTCGTCCAGTAGTAGAGCGGGTCCTTACGGAGCCCATTGTTCTGCAACTGCGGTACGGTTCCCTTGATCCGTGCGTATAGGTGTGTGTACATGCGACGTTTCTCCTTGAAGCATGTTGCGGTTGGTTAGAAAGCGTTTCGTCTCGCCTGGCGTCCAGTCGCTTCGTCGTCACTTCGTATCCGATCGCTTTGCGCGGTTCGCTTCGGATCGCGTCCCTTCCCCTCCCTTCCAGTCGCGTCGCATCAAATCGACTCCAGTCCTTTCGTTTTGTGCGACTCGTTTCGTGTCCCGTCGTCTCCTGTCCAAGCCTTTCGACTCCCCTCGCGTCGAGTCGGTTCGCTTTGTGCGGTTCGTCTCGTGTCCTTTCCACTCGCGTCGACTCCTTTCGTCTCCCATCCACTAGTTTCGCTTTGCGCGGTTCGCATCGGATCGATTCCGATCGTGTCGGATCACGTCGGATCAAGTCCCATCCCTTCCCTTTGTGCGGTTCCTTTCGTCTCGGGTCGTGTCGGGTCGGCTCGTCTCGCATCGGCTCCACTCCAGTGATCTCCAGTCCTTTCGTCTTGGCTCGCTTTGTGCGGTTCGCTTCAGATCCACTCCTCTCCTGTCTGGTCCGTTCGAGTCCTATCGTCTCCCGTCGGTTCCCGTCGGCTCGCTTTGGTTCTTCTTGTGCGGTTCGCTTCGGATCCAGTCCTGTCGCGTCGCCTCCCTTCCTGTCCATTCCGATCGTTTCAGGTCCACTCGCTTCCATTCCCCTCCCTTTGGGCGGTTCGTATCAGTTCCACTCGGTTCGCATCCCTTCGTCTCCGCTCCCTTGCTTCAAGGAGACCTGTTGGGCAATAAAAAACCACCCGGCTACATAACCAGCGTGAGGCATCGGTGTGGGGCCGACGCGGCGGGAAGTTTGAGACGATCCTGCCGTCCTCTTGGCGTCGCTGATAACCGGGTGGCAACTCGGTTTCATGCCCTCATCTTCATGAAGGCTTCATGAAAGTCAAGTGCCTTCGGCGGGCGGTTTCATTTTGCGGAGCTTGTTGGCTGCCGCCCCGAGGAGGGTGGTACCAAAGAGACCGCCGATGATCAGCTCGCCGAGGGAGAAGAGGTCCGGGTCCTCACCGCTCGCCTTCGCCGCGGAGACCTCTGTCGCCACCTCCTTGACAGTGCCGATCGCGGTCATGAGGTCGCCGGCGAGCGCACCGAAGTCAAACTTCGCAGCCTCTCCCTCTGAAGTTGCCGGGCGCTGGTAGGCCCCGCAGCCTACGAGTCCGGAGGCTCCGAAGAGGACGAGGGTGAGGTAGATTCTCCGCCTGAGCATAGCTCCTCCTTGAGTTGGCGACTCGCCAAGAGGGCGAGCCGCAGGTCCGTGATGACGATACCGCGGTAGAACCGCTGGCGCTTACCCTCACTCCACTCGAGGGCTTCGTGGATCGCCCTCTGTATGGTGTTGAGAGCTATCTCGGTATCACTCAACATGATACGCTCCAGCGTAGCAGAAAATGGCCGCTTCGAGAGTAATCTTGGGAACGAAAACCCGCACGCACAGCACCTACAGACGAAGGCCGTAATGGCTAAGGGTAAATGACTGAATACTCCCCAGTGACGACACCCGTGTAGAGATCGGCCTCAACCAAGCCTTCGTCTCTGGCATCCCTTCCGGTAAGGTCGCTGTCGCCACGGTACGTTTCAAGGACGACAATGACAGAACCAAGTCCGGCTGAAAAGGCGATAGAAGAAGCTTTGGCACAGCAACAACGGGAGTTCGTGGCGGCGAACAAGAACTCTGAGCTACAAAACGAAATCAAACGCCTGAGCGAACTCGTCGACACTCTGGCCCGAAACGTTCGCGATCTGCGCCACGAGTTGTCTGGCGACGATGAGAAGGACGGCCTGCGCGTGAAGGTGCGGCAACACGACCGAGTGCTCAGGCGGCTCATGGCAATGCTGTCCGCGCTGACTCTCGGCGTGGCAGCCGCGATCGGCGCTTGGGTCTGGGGGAAGATGTCAGCCTAGCCTGAGGCTTCGGCCTTCTTCTTCTTTCGGCGCTCATTGAGCCGATCAAGGACCATGGCAAGGATAACCCCCTGCTCGCCTCGGTTCTCCCAAGGTATGTCGCCCTCGGACTCGTGCTGGTCGTTCATGTGCTCGATCAGCGGCTCAGTGATCCCGAGCGACGTCACTTCCGTCTTAACCTTGGCCGGCATGTCGTCAACAAGTTCCTTGACGAGCCGCTTGGCGGTCTCCTCGGCCTTGAGTTCTGCCTTCTCGTCGGTGGCAGCTTTGAAGTCCGCGAGTTGGCGGGAGACTTCGAGCTTCTCTCCCATGGTCGCGATTGCCGTGCAGCCCGTGAGCAGCGACACCCCAACGAACACAACTACCGCAGCAAAGACCCACCAGCCGATCTGCTGGCCCACGCCCATCCATTCTTTCTTGTTCATAGCTACAACCCTACGGTGATGCCGATGAGAAAAGCGATCTCGCCACTGAGATCTTCACGTTCACCTTCTCGTATCACAATGGGCCGGCAGTGCTCGTCCATGCCCATCACGGCGTCTCTCTCGAGCGTCAAGTCTCGGTAGAGCAGTCGGGCTTCGACGAAGAGCGCCGCGGGCTGACCAAGGACGTCGCCCCAGTAGTAGGCCACTCCTGTACGAACGTCCACGCCGAGCCCTGCTTCGCTGTCACTGAGTCCTGAAGCATGTGCAAGAACGGGTCCCGCTCCCACGTATGCTGAGAGGTACTCGACGGTTCGAAACCGATACCGTAGGAGCAGCATGGGGGTGGCGGTAGTCTCAGTCGCTTCGTCCAGCAGCCCGTGTGTGACATCGATCGCGATCCCTGGGTCTACGACTTCGGTGCGGAGGTAGGCGCCCACTCGCGTGTCGGTGAGGAGCTCGCCGTCAGAGACTGCGCCGACAGAGGTTGACGAGTAGCGGTCGTAGCCGCTGCAGGAAGTGAGCAGCAGTGCGAGGGCAAGCCAGCGCATGGCTTCATGATAAGGGAAGGACGGCCCAGGCGGAAGGCGGGAAGAGTGGGCTCCCGATATGGGGCAGCAGGAGCCGTCCCGCCTGCGTTTGGGTCTGGTTGAGGATTGCTGACCTGAATCGCGGTTGAACACACAGACAGAGGAAGGTCAGCTCGCCTGGGCCGCAGGAAGGAAGGTGTTATGTCTTCATCTTGTCGCAGTACTCGTTGACCGCGTCGTCGAGAGCCTGCCATATTTTCAATCGGTTCTTGATCGCGGTAGACTTGAGGCGCCGCTTCGTGCTCTTCGGGAGCTGCGAGGCGAAGGGTACCGGATCTGGTCGTTTTGTGTCGGGCATTGTTTTTCATTAACCTTTCATTAAAACTCTGGTGCTATCAAACCCGATCGACTACGATGCCGCAAGTAAAAACACCAGTAGCCGCGGAGCCCTTGGCGAAGGGTGAAGAGAACATACGTGGTGGTACGCTGCTGGGCCGCCTACCGGGAGAGGGGGCGGCCATTTTTCTCACAAAGGAGGCCTCATGAGCGAACAGGAACTGGTACGGGTAGAGTCAACCGAGATCGTGCCGCAGGCACCCATGGAACTCGTGATCACCGCAGCTGATCTCGCCGTGGTCGAGGCGGCGGTGGACCTCGTCAGGCGCTCGACCCAACTCGCACTCAGCGTCACCAACCGCAACGACTGGGAGAAGCTCGGCGGGAAGATGTACCTGAAGAAGAGCGGCACCCAGAAGGTGGCCACGCTCTTCGGTGTCTCCTTCAGCGAGCCGGTGACCGAGGCGGTGACGAGCTTCATCGACGGCCAGGAGGTTATCACCTACACCGCGACCGTCACCGCCAAGTACAAGGGGCGTGAGGTCGGGGAGAAGGGCGTCAGCAACACGAACGACAAGTTCTTCAGCATGAAGGGCGGTATGCGTCTGCCGCTGTCGGAGATCGACCTGCCGTCCGTCGAGATGAAGGCGGTCACCAAGGCCTACAACCGAGCGACGAAGGCGATCCTCGGGATCGATGGCATCGACCCGCGGCAACTCGACGGGCCAGTCCACGAGGTGAAGTACGAGAAGCCCAAGCCAGCCCCGAGACCTGCACCCCAGCGCTACGAGGAGCGCGGAGCGCCTGCGCATCTGCAGTCGAAGCCGATCGAAGGTGGCGTGCGGATGACGGAAGGCCCCCCGCAGCAGGCCCCGCCTCACCCCTTCAAGCCAGAACCGAGCGACGTCGAAGGCACGGCGGCGGTGAGAGAGATACTGAACCCGGCAGCGGCCCCACCGCCCGACTGGGTACAGGAGGAGTTCCCCAGCGCCAGAGCCCCGGACCCGGAGCCCAGCGCCGACGACGCCGTCGCGGAGATCTGGTCCGCCTGTCAGGAACTCGCTGGTGGCAACGAGCAGGGCGCCTACGCTTGGCTCGAGACGGCGACCGAGTTCGAGAAGGACGGGCAGATGGTCGGAGCCACGCGCGACCTCAACCGTATCCGCTCGGGCCACGCCTTCCGGCGCAAGAAGGTGCTGGAGAGGGTGCGCGAGTTCCTCGCCGACGACCGCAAGGCGAAGGGGGGTGGAGCGTGAGCGAAGAGCTCTGTGTCCTGCGGCAGATCGACATCGCCCCAACGACGGGGGAGTCAGAAGGCTTCTGCGCTAGCGTCGTCGTCCAACTGATAGACGGCCTGGGCGCTGCCACTCGTGAGGGTACCGCCCAAGTCGAGTTGAATAGGCTTCTCGCATGAAGGTCCCCGACATCGCCGGCGCGGTTCAAAAGGCACGCCTCGCCCGGTACAAGAAATTTCCGTGCCGGTCGAACCGGGCGAGCGCGCTGGGACACGACTGCTCAAGATCTCTGTTTTATGCACGCACTGCGTGGAGCGCCGCGGCCGAGCCCAACGATACCCTGAAGCTGATCTTCCAGGAAGGAGATCTCCACGAGCGCCAGGTACTCCGCGACCTTGAAGACGCCGGGTTCCAGGTGATAGAGCAGCAGGTCTCTCTCGAGTGGCCCGAGTACCAGATCACCGGCCACGTTGACGCCATGGTCTGCACCGAGAGCGAAGCGGGTGCGCCGGTCGAAGCCTTCCCGGTCGACGTCAAAAGCATGAGCGGCAACATCTGGCAGGGCATCTTCAAGCGCGGGGCGGCGAGCTACGAGTGGGCGGAAGTCGAGGAGGCCTTCGGCTCGAAGAGTTGGCTCAAGAAGTACTGCGGCCAGCTCGTTCTATATATGCTCATGAAGGCGAGCCCAGTCGGCTGTCTGCTCTGCAAGAACAAGCAGACCGGGGAGCTCGCGCAGGTCGTCATCGAGTTGGACTACGATCTCGGCGAGGAACTGATCCGTCGCGCCGAGGATATCAACCTGGCGGTCGAGTGCGACGAGCCGCCCGATCGTATCCCGTGGGACGAGGACGTCTGCGGGCGCTGTGAGCACCTCGGGTCGTGCCTGCCTGCGAGGGTGGGTGAGCCACCGATCAAGTTCATCGAGGTTGAGGAGATCGCCGGGCTGCTCATGGCCCGCGAGTGCTCGCAGCCTGAGCACAAAGTCTTCGCAAAAGCCGACAAGCGTATCAAAGAGTGGGCGAAAGCTCAGGACGACACCAAGCTGGTCGTCGGCGACTGGCTACTCGAGATCAAGAAAGGCGGTGGTCGAACAACCACGAAGATCACACATATCGAGCAACCGTCTTGATCGCGGGTGTTCGAAGTGTAGAGCGTGAAGGCGGAGTCGGAGGGCTCCGCCTTTTTTCATCGCGCCTGCTTCTGGGCCTCGGCCTCACCGAAGAGCGTACGGCGACGCTCCGAGCTTGCACGCAGTTGCTTGAGGAAGACCTCGCCTTCTGACTCCTCGAGCGCTCCCATGAGTTGCTGCTCGAGTTTCGAGAGCCCAGTCTTAAACTGCGTGCGGTCCTTGTCGGTGGCGAAGAAGGTGTCGAAGCGACCGACCTTCCCCTGGCGGATCATGCCGAGCGCCTCGTCGCGCAGTTGGCCTTCTTCCGCACGAGCGAGGTCGACCTCGTCGAGTGACGCGGCCCTGAGACCGGTGAGCACGATAGCCAGCTGCTGGCCCCAGCTCTTGCGCGGGTCGGGGTCCTTGCCGATCGCCTCACCGCCGATGTCTATGAGTTGCCCGAGCGTCTTCAGCGCACGCGACCACGGCGCTTGACGCAGAGCGTGGAGCTTGAAGGGGTCGCCGACGTGGCGCACGCCACCGCCGGGGAGCTCCTGCTCCTGCGCGCCGATGATCTCTCTGAGCCCGGGGATCACGCGCCCCGCGGTGGGCACCTTGTTGAGGTCGACGATGTCCTTGTTGAGGAAGAGGTCTTTACCGGTGGCGAGCTCTGCGGGGAACTTCAGCAGCGGGTTGAGTTGCGTGCCGATCTTCCGCAGGATCTGGCCGACGGCACCAGAGAGTCCGCCGGTCGACGTCGTCGGGTCGAACTTCTGCAGTTCCTCCAGCGGCGAGCCGATGCCGGTAATGAATCCCTTCTCGCCCTCCGCGGCGAGTGCGTCAGCGGGGATCGCCGAGCTCTCACGGATGAAGCTCGGGAGCGCGATCTCCTCTCGCTGCGCCGTAGGCTGCACGGTGGCGCGTGTCAGCAGCGCCATCTTCCGGGGGTTCTCGAGGTAGTTCCTGAAGATCGAGGGGATGACCTTCCTCGTCCAGGTGTAGAAGAGAATCGTCGATGAAATTCCCCTCTCAGCCTTGGTGATTTTTCCGTAATCGAAAAGCACCTTGGAGATGTCGGCGGCAGCTTCGGCGTCGGTCCAGCCCTGCGCCTTACGGGTGAAGAAGTGCTGCGCACGACTGAAGGTCTCACTGAATCCGGCGAACTTTCCGAAGCCCTTCTTGAAGCCCTCCTTCGCCTTGCCCAGGAACTTCTCGCCGCGCGCCTTGGCGGTCGGCCCGAGCAGCGTGGACGTGACGTCTGCGGCGTCGGCTCCTCGCCCAGCGCCGAGCGACTGCTGCTTGATCTGGCGTACGTGGGTCCCGGAGATCGCTCCCGAGCGCTCGAGCAGCGCCAGGGTTTCCTGGTCCTTCCCGGTGGCGACACGCAGGGCACGGCCGACGTTGCGGAAGTCGAAGGCGCCGGAGACCCACGAGAGGATCGAGTCGCTGAAGAGGTTGCGAACGTGGAAGGCCGGGAAGGGCAGCGTGATCGAGCCCTTGATCAGCCCGGTGATCTTCTCCCAGCCCTTGAAGAAGCGCGTGATCTCCTCCGGCGCGGTCATGCGCTTGAAGGCCTCGTAGGCCTCCTCGGCGATCTCCGTCGGGATCAGCTTCCCCCCGAGATCCGTCTGTGCCAGCGCGGCACGGGTCGCCGCCTCGGTGCCGCCGAGGTCGATACCCTCTTGCGCCAGCCGGTGGACCGGTGCCTTCTGCAGGAACTCCTCGACCGGCACACCGCCGAGGGGGCCGAGCTCCGAGGGGTGCTTGGCGAACTCTCGTGCGATCCCCTGCGCCGTGGAGGCGTTGGTGATGACCATCTCCGACTCGACCTTGCGCGCCGCGAGCGAGACAGCGGGGTTAGCCTCGAACCACGGGCCCTTGAGCCCGCGCTCCTTCTGGAAGAACTCGTCGATCGCGGCGGTGAACTCGTCGAAGAGGTTGTCCTGGCGAGCGATCTGGGACGGACCCTTGGTCGAGAGATCCTTCACGAGCTTGGCCATGAAGTCGCGGCCCTCGCGGTTCTCCGCCAGGAACTGCGCTGCTTCGGGGCTGAGGGTACGCTCCATGTAGTGGATCAGGCCGTCGCGCAGCGCGCTGGAGGACGCTCGTGCTCCGGCGGCGACCTCGAGGCCGCGCAGTTGGGTGGTCTGCCCCTTGAGGTAGGCGACCAGCCGACCCATGGCGGGCTCCGCTCGCGCCTCCAAGCCGGCAGACTGGTGGGCGAGCAGATTGTTGAGAACCTTCTTGGCCTTCTCGGCACGCTCCACGGCTGCGGTCGCCTTCGCGACACGCTTGTCCGCGCGAGTGATGGCTTCCCCAGACTTGGCGCTATGGGGCGCCAGCTTTGCCTTCTCGAGACTCTTCTCTGATCTCTCGAGCGCCTTGTTCGCTGACTCCAGACGAGCGTCCGCCCGTGTCAGGGCCGTTTCAGGGTCGAGGGCGTGCTCGACCTTCTGCAAGGCCTGACCCTCTCGGGAGCCACGACGCAACTCCGAGAGCGGGATCTCCTTCTGGACCCTCGCGCCGTCGGGGCCGATGAACTGCACGAGAGCGATGTTCTCGTCGAGCTCCAGGATGGTGCCCCAGTTACCGCGGTCCGCGGAGCGCACGAAGGTGCCGACAGCGAGTGGTTGCTGGCTGACCTGTCCTTGGAGACGCCGGGCGGTCTCTGCAAGCTCGGGGCTAGTCTTCACCTCCCGCGCGCCCTTGAGGTCCTGGAAGTCCTCAGGTCCGACGTCGGCCTTGCCGAGCAGTTCAGTGAGTTGCTCCACAGTCTCGGGCTGACGCTGCAGCGAGCCGATGCGCTCACCACGGCCGTGGGCGAGGTGAGCTGCGAGACCTTCACTGCGGTTGACCAGCGTGCCGTCGGCGAGACGGAACGTGTCGGGGTTGAAGAGAGCGCGCAAGCCCTTGCCGGGGCCCGTCTCCGCGAGCGCCTTGCCGGCCTTCCCCAACGCGCCGAGGACCGGGGCGCCGCGTGCACCGATGCCGATGTCGGTGAAGGGGATGCCGAAGCGGATGGCCTGGCGCTGGGCTACTGACTCCTTGGCCTGAGCGGAGGCTCCCTTGGCTAGTTCCCTAGAGGCACCCATCTTGTCGAGTTGCCGGCCGAGATCCTCGCCCCGCTTGGTGATCTGCGCCAGCGTGTCGGTCTCGCGGGCGACCCGAGCGACATCGCCGATCGCCTTGGCGTCCCTCAGGGCGTTCTGCACCGCCTTGCGCTGGTGGGCGACCGTGCCGAAGGCCTTGGCGAGCTTCCCGGCCTTGGTCAGCGAGCCGACACCGACGAGGAGGTTCAGGGGGTCGAGGCCGACTTCGGCGGCGAAGGCAAGTATGTCGGTGACGTCGAACTTGCCCTCCTTGTTGCGGATGCCGAAGAGCTTTTCGAGGACGTCATGCCCTGTAGCGTCCTTTCTCCCAGTGAGCGCTGTCCTCACAGCTCGCCCTGGAGTGTCTATGAAGCGGCCGATGCGGGAGAGCACCCCAGGGGGAGATTTCACCGTTCCGGGCGCCGCCTTGGCAGCGCCTGAGATAGCCTCCTCAAACGCCCCCAAACTGTCGTTCCCGAGCAGGATTTTGCGGGTGGCTTCCGGAGAGATCGCCATGTTACGGCCTGCGCAGACGCTCCTTCAGAGCGTCGAAGGGGCTAGGGGTGATGGACGGATTGCCGAAGTTTGATAGCCCACGCCCAAGCCGGCCCTGGAACTCACTCTCGTCGTCGGTTAGCGCTTCGACCATGCGCAAGCCGTGCAGCAGACGCTCCTGGTCTGTGCCCTGGTGGGGGAATGGCCCAAGCGTTTCTTTCTGTCCCTGACGCAGCAGCCCGTAGAGCCCAGGTCTCGGGTACTGCACCCCGGCCTCAGACGCAGCCAAGTTCAGCAGCAGGCCAACTCGGTCAGAAGCGCTCATCGTCAAGTCTGACGGGCGGCCGCCGAGACCCTTGCCGAGGGCGTACATGATAGGGCCCATATCATGCTTCGTGAGGAATTCCGGGAGCCCGGCCGTAGAACCAGGGAACTGTCCGCCACGCTGCTGAGTGATCGCCTGAATGAGGCTCTGGCGCTCCTGGGGGTCGGCCTGCATGATGAGCTTCAGCGTTGTGAGCGCTGCCGTCTGCGGGTCAGCAGTCCTGAGCTGCCTGGGGTCATCTGAGAAAATGTCCTGTAGCGCAGGGGGGACATCCTCTTGGGCAGCGAGATTGACAAGATGCTCCCGCAAGAGTTCTAGGGCCGCTGCTTCGTGCCCCACGTCGTCGAGTTCTGGCTGCGAACGTCTGAAAGCATTTCGATCGGCAAGAGCCTGGCGAAGGCTCTCGACTGTAGGCGCAGGAGGGCTACCGATCTCCGGCGGGATCTGGGAGACGGCAGCAGGCGGCGGGACGGTTGGGAACGGGGCTTCAACTGTTGGCGTTTGCAGGCCACCGACCTCGCCAAGTTCAGCCGCTCGCTGGTTGATATCGTCGACCGCTCGCTGGTACTTCTGCTCGGCTGCCTTCAGTAAGAGAGCCTTCTCAGTAACCGGGATCTTCATCTCCCCGATTGTGGCTTTGCGTAGGAGCCACTCACGAAACGCAGCGTCCAACTTGTTCGCCGACGTTCTGGCCCGGATGTCGTCGAGCACACGATCTTTCCGCCCCGCGTCGATGGTCTTCTGCTTCTCTACTTCAGTGAGACGGTCTTCCTTGCCGCGCTCACGCTCGACATCGAGACGCCCCTCGCGGTCCTTCGCGCCTTCGGAGATCTTGGCGTAGGCACCGAGACCGGTCGTCACACCTTGACCGACGAGACCTGCGATTGCTAGAAGCTGCTGCGCCCGAGCGTTCTTGTCGTCGCTCTTGCGCCGCTTGCGAGACTCGGCGATACCCTGCGCCCCGAGAATCGTGTTGGCGGTGTTGGTGCCGGTGCCGAGCGTCCGTGAGCCGATGCTCGAGATTCCTTGAACCATCAGATTCCTGCTCCTGCAAACTGACCGCCGCCCGAGGGGCCGCGGTTCGACCCGCCGAGTGACGAGGTGGCGCCGACCTTCGGCTTAACACCAACGCCCGGGGCCGCCTTGTCCTGCGCTAAGAAACCACCGATCCCGCCTGCCGCCTGGCCAGCGCCGCCGGCGATTGCTGTGAGCTTCTGAAGCTCTGCGAGCTTCTCCGCTCGACCGCGCGCTGCGCGCTCCGCGGTGAGTTGCGCCAGGAAGGCCAAGGCGTCCGTCGTGCCGGTCGCCGCCGTCCGCGACTGCACCGGGGACGCTGCTGTGCCGGTCGCGCCGGCGAGGTCGCGGCCCAAGGTCGCCGCGCCGTAGGCCGAGCGCGTGAGGCCGCTGAGGATACCACCGACACCTGGGATAGCCCCGAGGATGTCCGCGCCGAGGCCGACCCATGCGCCCTCGCGGCCCGCCTCGTACTGCTTGTGCGAGGCCTTGGTGAAGTCGCGGGTCCGCTGGAGATTCTGCAGCATCCCGAGCGTCGAGTTCCCTCCTCCGAGGCCTCCGATCCCGTACTGGCTCTGAAGTGGCATGACAGGCTCCTAGTAGGGCTGCTGACCGACAATGTAGCCGGCTCCCGGCGGGCTAGCGATGAGCCCTGAGAGGTCGATCGGCGCTCGTTCCGTCTCCGCCAGAAGCTGCGCCATGAGCGTCTGGAGGTTGAGCCCGCGCTCCTCCTCCTCGCTTGAGATGCCGTAGAGTTGCGCGAGGTTCTGGCGCTGCGCCTCCTCGCGTGCCTGGGCGACGGCGAGCTCGAAGCCCGACTGCTGCTGCTGTGTCTGCGCCGCAGCCGCCTGCTGCAGCCTGGCCAGCTGGAAGGCCGCCGTGGCGCCACCAGAGCCGCGTGTGGCGAGCTCCGCAAGCGCCTGCTCTCGAGAGTCCTGGAAGCCCAGGGCGCCCTGCTCGGTGATCGCTGTGCGCTGGGAGTCGAGTTGCTCCTCGGAGAAAGGGCCGGGCTCCTGCGCCCTCGAGATCCCAAGCTCACGGGCCATCGTCGAGGCGCGGCTCTGGCCGACAGAATCCCTCGCGCCCTGAAGCAGCCCGTAGGCCCGATCGCGATCCTCGAGCGTCTGGAGGATCTGCTGCATGTTGAGACCCGCCTCGAACAGCGGCGCGTCCTGGCGGGTCAACTGGCCCTCGTAGAGCTGCCCGAGGGGGCCGAGCAGCGCTCGCGCACGATCGGCCAAGCCTTGTGGCTGGCGAAAGCGGGCGTTGCGCGACCCGAGGTTGCCCACGCTCTGGAAGGGGCCGACGTTCCTGGCAGGGTTGCCGCTCGTGTTCCCCGAACGGTTCGGGTTCGAGCTCCGGCGCTGGCCGGTGGTCTGAGAGCCCGGAGCCGGTGGCGCGATCGTCGAGCTGCCGCGAGCTCTCGAGGCCGCAGAGCCGCCGTGACGGGCAGCCCGCTGTGAGAGGGTCGACGAACCGCCGGTCGTGGAATCAAGGGGCATGGGAAGCCTCCAGTTGTCGTATGCGCTCCTCGAGCGCTTCTACCTTCTTGGCCAGCGATTGTACACCGGCGAGCGAAACCATGGCAGCGTCCACACCGCCGATCCCGCCCGGTGAGCGGTCGCCGAAGATGCGGTTCCAGTCCTCCGCCATGGCGCCCATGTAGACCGGCCCACTGGCGTCAGACTTCATGCGGTAGCGGTAAAGCGGGATGTCGAGGATGTCCCCGAGGACATCGTCGACACCGGCGACATCCTTGATGTCCTTCAGCGCCGCGGACGAGGCGTTGACCCAGGCCCCGGCGTTGTTGCAGACCGCGCCGTTGTCCGTCTCGATGTAGTTCCCCGTGTGGGTGCCGGAAGAGTCGATGCGAAGAATCTCATCGGAGAAGTTGGTCGTCTCCAGGTGGAGCGCGTATCCGGTCGTTCCGGTCTGGTTGATTTTCACTGCGGCGGCGCAGGCCCCAGTGTGGTCGATCAAGTAGGAGTTGAGACCAGCGCCACTTTGGAGATAGAAAGCCACCGGGATACCTGACCCTGACGCGCCCGCCGTGGCGTCAACGTAGAGCGCGGCAAGAGGGTCTACGCCGTCGATGGTGTGGGTGGCCTCTATGCGGAAACCCTCGGCGCGTGTCTTGCCGTTCATGTAGCGCTCGAGAACGGCGAGCTCGTGGTCACCCCACTCGTTCTTGAGCGCTTCGGCGTAGGCTCTGGCGTTGATCCCTCTGGCGTTCTGACGCAGGCTCGTGACGACCGCATAGAGGTTCGCCATCTCCGCTTCGATCTTGTGGTCGCGGTGGCGGTAGAGCTTGGAGAAGGGAGCGCTCACAGGCGTCTCCCTGCTGCGTCCAGCGTCATCGACCACCCTGTGACCTCCACCAGCCCGGCTGTCGAGTAGACCTCGAGACGGAAGTCTCGGGCACGACGTCCGAGGTGGACACGCTTCACGGCGCGCAGCTTGGGGTCCCAGAACTCACCGGACTCGTGGACGATGTCGCTGCCGTCGATGCGGTAGCGCACCCCGAGGCGCGCCGAGGCGGCGGAGTGAGCGCCCTCGATGTCGATATCGTGGAAGGTCTTCTGCTTCGTCGGCAGGCCGTAGTCCTGCTTGCCGGTGCGCCAGGTGATCTTGACCGCGGTGCCGGCGTCGTCGGTGTCCGGGGCGAGCTTGCGCAAACTCCCGGCACTGGTGGCGTACATGAAGAGCCGGTCCTTCGACGTCGCGTCGGTGTACCTGAGCAGCGTCGAGATCGTCCCCAGCGCCCAGAAGGCCCAACTCGGCGTGCCGTTGAGCTTCGAGTTGCGCTCGAAGTAGACGAGTTGCTTCGTGTTGGTCGTCTGCCCCGCAGGGGTGTAGCTCCAGACGACAGCTTTGCAGTCGTAGTCGTAGGCGCCGACGAGGAAGGGGTCGCGCGAGTAGACCCGCCCGGAAAACTCGGGCTCGACCGGGTCTGAGATCTCCCGCGGCTTGTCGCCGTCGAAGATCCAGGCCGTGTTCTCGCCGACCCAGTAGGTGGCGTCCATGCCGTGGACGACCGAGTTGGCGGCGTAGCAGCCGCCCTCGTCAGAGATCAGGAAGGAGCCGATGGTGTCCTCGGTGTTGCCGGAGATCACCCAGAGAGACTGGCGCTTCGCGGCGTAGGCCAGGCCCCCGTGGTTGAAAAGCGCCACGACGGGGTCGGCGTCCTTGTCGCTGCCGACCGGGATCGAGTTGACCATGAACCACGGCCTGGCCGGCAGCGAGTAGTAGACGGTGTTCGAGTCCTCCTCTACTGCCAGCATGACCCCGGACTGGAGCGTCAGGTGGGCGACCGCGGCGGGCACCGGGTTGGCGACCGACAGTGGCGCAATGATCGTGCGCGAGACGTCGTTATCGCGCGCCGTGTCAGTGACCTCCGTGGCGCTCGTCGCCGGGATAGCGATGTCCTTGACGTGGCGCCAGAGCGTCTCGGAAGCGCTTATATCGCGGCGGTAGATACGGAACTTGTCGACCCGCACGTCGTTCGTCGTGACGTCCCAGTCGTCCATCACGACGTGCACGTTTGTCCCAACCGTGAGGACGCTCGAGACAGGGCTCGCCGGGCTCTCCTGGCCCCAGGTCGTCGAGTAGTAGGTGTACTTGTAGTCGTAGTCGCCGCGCTGGACGGCAGACCCTGAACCGGTGGCCACCGTCATCTTGGTGGTCGGTCGGGCGATCTGCGCCGCGTAGGCGTTCGTGCCGTCGGTGACCATGAGGCCCGACGCGCCGTCAGCGAAGTAGACGCGATCGTTGAAGCCGACAAACTCCGCCATGTTGGTGGCAGAAAGTGAGCCGGCACCGGTGACCGTGGCGAGTGAGCCGAGCGCGCCGGAGTAAAGCTGCGCGCCGATCTTGACGAGTTGCACCACCGTGCCGTCGGACTTGCGGTAGTCGAAGGCACCGAGCGGTAGCCCGGAGATCGACTCAAGCTCCGCGTGCCCAGGGCGCGTCTTCACCGTGCCGCGGTCGAGGTCGACGTTCTCGCAGAACTCAGCCTCTCCTTGGGAGAGCTTCGAAGACTCCTTGCGTGTGTTCAGGCCGATGAACGGGCCGTCGAAGGGGATTACCGGCATCAGTGCTCCACATAAGTGACCGTCTGATGGAGACGCGCGTTGCGGTGCATGGCGTGGCCCAGGAAGGCGGCCATCTGCCGATCGTAGATCACCCGTTGGTCCGGGGTCAGACCACCGCGCCCCTCCTGCGCTTTACCCAGAGCGGTGGCGTGAAGCACCACCAGCGAGTGGAAGGACGCAGGGATCTCCGAGACGTCGTTGGGATCGTCCAGCTCGGTGAGGGACCTCAAGTAGAATATACGTAATGTGTAGGCCTCACCGGGGAAGACGACCCCGAGCTTGTTCCCTCGGATGTAGACCACCGGGTTGGAGCTCGTGCCCAGCGCGTAGAAGACATCGAAGGCGGTCTTGCCGCTCTCCGCGTCGAAGAAGTCGACGTGAGTCGCAGGGACAGCGCGCCCACCTGAGACGACCTTCTCCGCTCTCTCGAGCCGAGTGAAGTCCGCCGGCAAAGTGAACTCGTAGCGATCGTTGTCGCTCGCCACGACCGTCAGGTTGGCGCAGCCTTGCGTCAGGTCAGCGAAGCTCTCTTCCGCCAGGTTGGCAAGCTCCTGCTGCGCCATCGAGAGAGTCTCGAGACACTTCTCTGGCTTCCACTTATCCCCGTGGATGTCGTCGAGGTAAGAGCGCAGAAGCGCGATCATCTTAGCGGCTGTCACAACCTACACCTTGAAGACGATGACCTTGAGAGTTCCGGACCCGAGGTCGACGGTGCCGGGGACACTGATATCAGCCGCCTCTTCCGCACCATCAAGGATGCTTCCGAAGTCGTGCGCGCCCTGCCAGGTGAGCATGTCGGGGTTTTTGTAGTTGCTCATAATACCTCTCCTGTTGTTGCGGCCTCAGAGCATCCGAGTGCCGCGCCTGTGGTTGCGTTTTCAGAACATCCGAGAGTTGCGCCGGTGGTCGCCGTCTCCCCGCACCCTAGAGTCTCACCTACGACGTTCGTCGCGTCCACAGGAGGCTGGGGGCCGAAGGAGTAATTCATGCTGCCGTACTGACTGTCGCCGTACATTACTGACCGATCGTGTGGAAGGCGTAGGTGAAAGTTTCTGCGTCAAGGGGAGTGCCGTTGAAGGTGATGACGAGTGTCGCCGCCGTCGTCACCCAAGAGTCGGCGACCGTCAACTGAGCCCCTGCGACTCGCGTCACTACCACAATCGGAGCATCGTCGAAGGTGCCGTCGGTGAAGGTGATCGTCAATGTTGGGTTCGCCCCGGGCGTCGTTGAGGCCGTGACGATAAAGGTGCCGGCCGTGTCGGTCCCGGCGACAGACGTGATGGTCGCGGCACCACCCCAGTTGGCGTTGGGAATGATGTTCCCGGCGACGAGCGCGGCGCCCCCGCTGTGGATACGGTAGAGTGTCGCCTTCTTGCTGACGTCAATCTCGTCGTCGGTCTTCAGGACGTTGAGAGCAGAGCGGTAGAGCCCCACATCGAGCCCAACGTCACCGGTGTCGGTGAAGAAGAGTTGGCCGAGGACATCAACCTGCACGTCGGTGACCGCGACGTAGTGGTAGTTCTCCTTCGAGCCCGGCAGAGCGTCGAAGACGTTGCCCCAGGCGTGGAAGCTGTCGACGTTGCGAACGTCGAAGGCGTGCTCTGCGGTGCCCTGACCGATGTTCTCGATCGAGTTGCCGTAGGAAGTGACGCGGACGTTCTGCCCTGAGCTCGGGGTGATATCGACCGCGCCGCGCTGCAGGTTGTTGAAGTGGTTTCCGGTGATCAGGACATCCGTCTGCGAGGTGAAGTTGTCCGCCTCGATCGGGTGCCGGTTGTTGACGTTCCCGGTGAGACCGCGCCAGGTGTTCTCTACGAACTTGATGTCTCCAACGACGTGATTGATCAGCGCCCCGCCAACCTGGCCGTCGAACTCGTTGCCACGCACAGTCAGGCCGGTGAGCTCGTAGCTCGCGGCGAAGTCGACAACGAGTCCGAAGTCAAAGTCCGTGCCGGTGACTGTGTTGTCGAGAATCTTGACGTTCTTGTTGGTCGCCGCGACCGACTGCACGCGGTCCTCGATAGAGATCGCACCGGTCGCGACCGTCGTGTACTGACTCGTGGCGCCGATCGTGTTGCCTTGGATGCGGAGGTTGCTCGACATCTGGGCGCGGATCGCCGTGTAGGGGCAGTTCGTGAAGTTGTTGCCCTCGATGATCGAGCCGTCGCCGTCCTCGTAGATGTGGACCGCAGCGGAGAAGTTGCTGTTCGCCGCGTTGTACTGACCGATGTTGAGGAAATCGCAGTTCTTGACGACGATGCGCTGATTGAGGGTCTCATCTGGGTTCGAGACAATGCCGTAAGCACCGTCACCCTCGGCCAAGAGGGCGGGCTGCTCGAAGTAGCAGTTCTCTACGTAGACCGTCGACTGCTCAGTGGCGGAGTCAGCGACCGTCTTGCCGATGAGAATGAAGCCCGAGTCTTGATCGGCACTGCCGCCGTGAAGAGCGCAGTCGTGGAAGTAGCAATCCTTGAAGATCGCGTACTTCGAGACCTGCAGCAAGCTGACCGCCGCCTTGATGGTGTTCTTGAACTCAACCCTTTCAAAGATCGCAATATCGGCGCGGATCTCGATCGCTCGGTGGACACGGCTCCCGAGGTTGTCCTTGTTGCCGTCGATCGTCAGATCGCGCATCACGAAGAGCGAGAGGTTCGCCCCGGCGTCGTGCTCGAACATAGAGTCCGAAGCTGACGCCCTGTGCTGAATGATCGACTTCGTCATGCCGAGGCCGACGATCTCGATCTGGTCGGCGGCAGAGAGGGAGATCGTATCGACGCTGCCGGTGCCGCCTGGGAGGTGCACCTTGCGGTTCGATGAGTGCGCCGTGGAGATCGCCGAGCCCAGTGGGGTGGAGTCGTTCGAGCCGTCCCACAGACCGTTGTGCGGTGGCCTGATGGGGTTCTCCCAGTGGCCGTCTCCGTCCTCTATGCCGGCGGAGATGTCGTCCTGGGTCTTGGCGGTGGGGTTGAAGTCCCAACGCCAAGTGTCGCTCCAGGCAATCGCGGTGACGCCTTCCTGGCCGCGCACCATGACACTCACGGTGCCGCTTGAGCGCGTCGTGATGCGAGCGATATCGTAGGCGTCGGTGCCCGCCTTGGCGTCCTCGATCGTCTCGTAGTTCGTGTTGTCCCAGACGACGAGTTGGTGACCGTCGCCCGAGGCTATCGTCGGTAGGTCGGCGAAACCCCCCAGGAGAGTGCAAGACGTAGCCACAGCCGTGACGGCACCGTCGATGGTCCCGTGGGCGCCGTTACTAGCTGGGTCAACGGCACGGGTCAAGTCTTCCTCCCACCCTCTCCGTGGATGAGTGTCCGCCCAGGATTCGCCTTGATCTCGTTGCTCACCGTCGTGTTGCTGACGTAGTTCTTCTCACGAAAGCAGTCCGCGTAGCTCTTGCCCATCTCGGTCGTCAGCTCGTCCTGCTCACGGTCGCGATCCTTGTGGATAGCGCGATCTCTCTTGTGCTGCTTCTTCAGATACTCGCTCGTGGCGTGCTTGTGGCTGCGCTCACTGAAGTGTCGCAGCTCGCGCGCCTTGAGCTCCTCGAGCGCCCAGACCCCAGGAGGGCGAAACTCTCCCTTGGGCCCTGTGAGCGCCAGCATCTTCATCATCTTGTCGTCCCCAGGGCAACCGCCCTTGACGACGACGCGGTAGAGGTACCAGCGCTCGAGATGTGGGTGCCAGTAGAACTCGAGCTCCGAGTCCGTCTGGCGCATCTCACGGAGCAGTGCCTTACTCGGCGGCGCACTCTTTGGGCTCCCCGAAGCCAACTGAGCCCGCGTAGCGAACGTTAGAGCTCGGCGCCTGCTCCGATCGACTTTTTCGTTCTTCGTGAATGTAAGCATCGATCTGGGGGAGCCCAGGAGAGTGTCTGGGCTCCCCGCCTCTTCAGAAGGGAAGAAATGGCTTACCTGCCGCCTACGTTGAGGATACCCATGCCGTTGGGGCGCACGGTGCCGAACTCCGCGTACTTCCTGAGGTACGCGATGTAGGCGTCCTTGTTGGCGTCCCACTTGAAGCGGTTGCCGTCGTCGTCCGCCCAGTGCCAGTCCCTGAGGATCAGGTGGCGCAGGTCAGAAAGACGCAGGTAGTAGTACGCCTGCATGTCCTGGATGGTGGTGGAATCCTCCGAGTCGAAGTTCCCGCCGGAAGCGAAGCTCGCGTCGGTGTCAGGGAAGATCCCGATGCCGTTGTACTCGAGCCCCGTGTAGCCGCCCTGGAGCGTCACGTTCCCTGGGGCGTAGCGACGGTTGCTGAGGAAGAGGTCAGCATACGCGCGCTTGCCGGCGTAGCTCGTGAGGATGATCTCCGGCTCGAGCCCGACAGCCTCGGGGCCCTTGTCGAAGGCCGCGTCGAAGTCGCCGAAGACCACTTCGTCCTCGGTCGCGGTGTTGGTCAGTTGGCTCGCCCACTCCGGCACGTCGGTGCGGTCGATACCGCCGACGTCCTCTTCGATGCCGTTGGTGTTTCCGCCGCCACCAGCTGCCGCGGCCGTCTCGGGGTCGTCGGGGTTAACGAGCGCCTGGATCCCCCAGGGGTACATGCGCGTGGGGTAGGTCCCCGCGGCCGCACCTCGGTCGTCCTCGAGGACGACGCGGTCATTCACGCTGGTGGTGATCACGGCGCCCGAGATCGTGATGGTGTGTGCGCCGGCGGTCGACATATCCACCGCCGTGATCTCGCGACTATCGGCGATCTTGTTACCGTCGTTGTCGTTCTCGACGATGTCGATGAACTGGCCGACCTTGCAGTGCTTCGCTGAAAGCACGTCGATGAGGTTGACCCCAGTGTTGACCGTCGTCTCGGTGAGGACGCCGGAGCCGTCGTGCCAGCAGACGCGGTTCTGGTTCTTGCGCGCGTCGTCCATGGCGCCGTCGATCTCGCTTTTGACGAGAGAGACGAGAGCACCGGCGTTGGTGCGCAAGCGAGCCACGGCAGGCGAGGTCAGGCGGATGACCTGATACATGTACTTCGCCTGGTACTGCGCTCGGTTGTGGGTCTGCTTGCGCGCAGTGGGAAGCGACTTCTGGGCCGTGTCGATGTCGGTCTGATCGCCGTCATCTCCACGAGCTCCGAAGCCCCAGTTGCGTTGCGTGTGAACAGTGACGTTGAAGTTGTTGCCGTCCCAACCTTCCGAGGACTTCGTGACGTAGTCACTCAAGATCGTTGACCTGTCGATCAGGTCGTGAATCTTGTTGTCGTAGAACTCCTTCGACAGGTTGGTGATATCGGCCACGGTGAACCCGGCCATTTTATCGAACTCCTTGTGTGAGCCTTGGCTTCGGGCTCGTGTTTCGGTTGCTTACTCCCGACCCTGGATCAGGGAAGCGGCGTAGTCTGTCATAGCTTGGGTGTGCGCCGAGGAGTTGTACTCCGCCGGGCTGAACTCTCGCTTGGTGTAGCCAGGGGAGATCCCTCCGGGCTGCGGGCCGGCGTTACCCGCGGCGCCGACCTTGCCGGCGATCCAACTCTCGCGGTCGCTGGCGACGAAGGAGCCCATGGTCTCGGCGACCTGCTCCGTGGCGCTCGCGGCGCTCATGTTCGGGTTGCGCGTCATGACGTCGACGATGTTGCGCTTGATCATGTCGCCGGTGGCGGTGTCGGCGCTGTGAGCGCTGAACATCTGGTTCTCGCCGATAGCGGAGGTGATCTCGCGGTCGATCATCTCGACGTTGCGCGCTTGCTGGACCGACTGCGCGGTCTCGTTAGCGACGCGCGCCGACTCGTTCGCGGTCTGCAGTTCGCCCTCGAGCGTGCCGAGACGATCGTGCATCGTCTGTAGCGCCGGGTCAGCGAACTGCGGCTGAACGGGCTGTGGTTGCACCGCGGTCGGCTCTACCACCGGTGGCGCGGCCGGGACTTCCTGCTGATCGTTGGAGTTGGCGATGCCCTCGAAGGCGAGCTGCACCGCTTCGCGCGTCAGGTCCTCGGTGAGCTCGTAGGACTTGCCGCCGTAGTCCATGGTCATGAAGGGAGCCGTCGTCTCGGGCGCGGCGGGAGCCACTGGCGCTGCCTGCGGAGGCGCGGCAGGGGCGTAGGCCTGGTTCGCCGGCTGCATCTCGAGCGCACGGTCTCCTTGCCCTTGGTAGCGCGGCCCGTGCTGCGGGTCGTTGATGAGGTTCGGCTGGCCCGCTTGGGGCTGCGGCGCGGTGGGGTTCGGTGGCGGCGCTGAGAGATTCCCGGGCGCTCCGGCCTCCGCATCGATGGTCGGCTGCACGCCGGTGTTCTGGTACTCCATGGTTAGACTCCTTTGGCCTTCTTGTGGACACTTTCCATCGACTTGCGTTTGTGGCTGATGACGTCGCCCCAGGCGCTCGTGGCGACCTGCTTGTAGCGCCTCGCGTCAGCGGCGGGGACCATCTCCAGGATCTTCAGGCCGATCAAGCAGAGCTCCTCGACTTCCGCGACGCAGAGGTCGATCGAGCGTCCCTTGAACTCGAAGCCGGAGATACAGTCCTTGAGGCCCGCGGGGCTCATGGGCTCGGCGGGGTCGGAAGGTATCCGCGGCTCGGGAGCGGGTGCCGGCTCAGGCGGCGGCGAGGGTGCCGTTTCCGGGGTCTCCACGGGGGTCTCGGGTACCGCCGGCGGATCTTCGGTGACCGTGGTGCCTTCGTCGCTCATGCGCGTTTTCCTCCGCTCTTGCGGGGTCCCTGTCCGAGCGACAGGCGCAGGCCCAGGAGCGCCTTCTTGCGTCCCTTCGCTCCGCCGGCGATCTTCAGATCACTGAGCTTTTTCTTCTTCGGTGCGTATCCCACGTCTTTGGGCATAGTCGTCTCCTATCCGCTGAGTGGTACTCCTGAGTCCGCGACGGCTCCAAGTAGGTCGCCCACGCCTTCCCCCAGGGGCGGCTGGGCGTTTGGTTGCCCGCCGCCGCCACCGCCAGGACCAGGTGGTGGAGCACCTCCGGCGAGGAAGTTGGCGTGGGCGATAGCTCGCTCTTCCTCCTCACGATGCGCGTCAGCTACGGCCTGGAAGACCAGGTCGAGCTCGGGGTCTTTCTCCAGCGCTTTTCGGTACGCCGGCAGTTTCTGGAAGCGCCGCAGCGAGTCGAGGTGCACGGCATGGTCGTCGGAGGGATGGACCATGGCGGGCTTCTTGGTCTTCATCATCTCGATGTTGTTGCGCATGGCGTTCTGCCGATCGAGTTGCTTGTCGGTCAGCAGTCGCTCGTCGGCCCCGATCCGGAGGACTTCCTCGATCTTGTCGCCGTGCGTTTCGGGGTGCCAGATGCCGTTCTGCACCATATCTATGACAAACTGGATGCGCCCCTGTTTACTCTGGGGGAGTTGAGAGCCGAGGCGCACCCGTACGTCGAAGTAGTCAACGTTCGGCTTGCCGCCCTGCTTGCCCATGAGGTCGCCGCCGAGGAAGAAGAAGCTGTCGACCTCGTAGTTCGGGCCGACCATCTTGGAGAGGCGCTTCTCCTTGTAGTGGGCGTGGATGAGCTGCAGAACGGTCTTGCCGCTGCGCGCCAGGGCCTGCTCGCTGGTGAGGAAGAACGGCGCCAGGATGGCGAAGTCGGCCTCCTGGAGCTGCGCAATCCCAACTCCAGAACGGACGGAACCTGGCGCCTGCGCGTTCGTTGGTTCGTGCTGCGCGCTGACCTGCTCGATGTCGTCGATGGCGTGCTGAATCGTCTGCGCGACGTAGGCCGGTATCGGTGGCGGCGTGATCTGCTCGGGCCTGGCCATTCCCTGGTAGGGGATCTTCTCTCCGGGCTCCGAGGTCGGAGAGCCGACCGGCACGCCCGAGCCGTTGGGGATCAGCCACTTGGGCTTCGAGTGAATGTTGCGCGTCTCGACCATCTGCGAGCGCCCGCGATTCACCTCGAGTTGCATGGGGATGCACTGCTCGAGGGCGCAGGTCCCCCAGAACCTGCCTGGCACTTTTATCTCGCTGAAGAACTCGTAGGGGAAGCCCTGTTCGAGGTCGCCGCGCGCCAGAACCTTGCCGCCGCCGATGGTGGCCCAGAGGCCTTTGGGGTGCTTCGGGCAGGCGCGGATAGAGATCGTGTGTTCGAGGATCTGGGACTTCTCTTGCTGCCCAGATGATGTGAACTGGCCGCTGGCGGCGCCCGAGAGGTTGGCGAGTTGGTCCTGGAAGAAGGCGGTGATCGACTGGCCGCGTGTCGTGTCCGGCGGCAGCTTGACGCCGTGGAGCTCCTCGATATCGAGCGGCGAGCGCATACGTGTGTCGATGACGCCGCGTGTGCGACAGAAGTCCGTCTCGTCATCGACGAGGTCGACTTGGAAGGGCGACAGCACCTCGATGCCGACGTCGCCGATCATGACGCGCTTGCCCTTTCGCTGGTCGCGCTTGCGGCCACCGAAGATCTTCTGCATACGGCCGACGCCGTCGGAGGAGGGGTCCTTACTGTCGCCGTTGAGCGCCTTGGGGTCGAGGTCCGAGGGCTTGACCGTCATCTCCCCGCCGGCGGTCTTGTCCCAGTAGGTGCGGAGAAAGCCGTTGCCGCAGACCGACACCCAGCTGAAGAGCTCGACGAGCTTCTCGTCCATGAGGAGCTCGTACCACTTGCCCTCGAGCACTTTGCTAGAGACGCCGGCGGTGGCCATGTCATCGACGTCGCCGGTAGCGGGAACGACCGTCCAGATGGGCTGCTGACGCAGGACGTTGGCGAGCGTTTTGCGGGCGACGACCTGGATGCGGTTGATCGTCAGACGCTGTCGCCAGGTGGGCGCTGGGGGAGAGACCAGACGCCGAGCGGAGTTCGACCAGTCGAGCCACTGCTGGCCGGCGAACATGGCCACCTGGTAGAGCCAGGAGCGTTCCCAGTGCAGGCGACGCTGGGTGCGGGTCCGCCAGCGGCCTTCGACAAACTCAAGTATATGTTGGTCGTTGTTGAGGTCTGTCTCGTGGAATTCCCTCGGGGGGCGTTGCCTGCCGGCGTTGTACGGCAAAGCCACGGACAGCCTCCTTCTAGATCACTGGTTCGGGTAACTTGACGCCGCGGCGCTGGGCCTCGGCGAGTGCCTCGTCGTAGTCACTGGGGAAGACGAGATCTTCTTGTAGGGGTCCCTCGGGCTCCGGGGGCGGAGCCGGGGGGTTGGTCATCTGGGAGATCTGCTCGAGCTGCTGCATGGCCATAGGCTCACGCGCCGAGAGGAGATTCACCAGGTAGCGGTAGTCGTCGCGCGCTGACTTGCGTTCCTTCTGCGCGTCGGCACGAAAGCCACTCAGTACCTTGAGGAGATCCTCCTTGCCCGCACTCGCGGCACGCTGCGTCAGCGCAAAGCCGAGGAATACTAGGACACCCGCTGCGAGCAGGGATCCCAGAGCGGCGAAAAGTAGGTTCAGCTCATATCCCATCAGGCGTCCTGATCTATCGTCGCTGTGACCTGCTCGCTCTTGTGGACCTTCGAGCTCGCATCTGTCCACGCGAAGCGCCCTGCGAGCCCACCTGGCGTCAAGTCGGTGGTCGCTGGGGTCCAGGTGACAAGGCCGCTCGCCGCGGTAGTGACCGTCGGGGTCTTCTCCACTAAGGTGCCGCCGTCGATGCGGTACTTGAACGAGATCGCTGTGTAGCCCGTGAGGTCCGCCGCCAGCCCGTCGGTCTGGTTGAAGAGCGAAACCACCACCGGTGATTCCGATCCTTCCACAAGTCCTTTGAGCACGGTCATGTGTGGAGAATCCCCCTATCCCTGCTGCAAGTCAATCGGATTCTCGTCGTCCATCGTGATAGAGGCCTCGATCTTGTCGACCATGACGACGTTTGCTTCTACCTGGTCGATCATCACCACCGACCAGTGAACAGGCGACAGGTTGACAACCTGGACGACAGCACCCGCCGCGCCTGCCGTACCGGTTGCGACACCCGAGATTCGGCTTGTGAGGACGACAGCACCCGCCGCGCCTGCCGTCCCGGTTGCGATGCCTGATAGCTGATCGACTTCCAGGAGCGTCAGGTCACCGACAGCCGCACCGTCAGCGGTCGCCACCCCCGAAAGCTGGTCCGTAGTCCGCACGAGGTCGCCAGTCGACCCGGAAGCGGCGGACGCTGACCCGCGAAAAGGCAACGGGGACATCGAAGCGGACACAGCACCCGTCGCGGAGGCGGCACCTGCGAGCGGGAAGCTCTCGCTGGTACTCGCCTCAACTGCGCCCGTCGCCGTAGCGGTACCGGAGAGTGCCCGAGTCTGCGCCGAGATAGATCCCAACGCAGAACCCGCTGCGGAGGCAGCCCCCACAAGCTGGTCGATCGTGCGGGTCAGGTCCCCGGCCGCGCCTCCCGTACCGGTCGCGGTCCCCGCTAGCTGGTCGATCGTGCGGGTCAGGTCCCCGGCCGCGCCTCCCGTACCGGTCGCGGTCCCCGCTAGCTGGTCAGTCGTGCGGGTCAGGTCCCCGCTCGCAGAGCCCGCGCCCGCAGCAGAACCAGCGACACCCTTCGCCAAGAGGGCATCACCGGCTCCGCTACATGTCACTACCGCTGATCCCGCGAACGACAGACGCAAGCCCAGCGATCCGCCTGCGCCACCGCTCGCGGCTCCCGCCCCCCCCAGAGACTGGACCCTTCTCGCCGCTCCAGCCGTCGAGCCCGTCCCGGTAGCCGCCCCCGCGAGAGCGTGCGTCGTGCCTCCGGCGGCGGCTGCTTGGACCAACAGGCCCTGCGACGTCCAATTGGCCGACGATCCCATCGACCACGATAGGGTGACACCGCTACCCGCCGAGGCTGGCTTCGTGGAGCCCGCCCCCATCTGGTCATCTTCTGCCGCCGTTCCCCACGTGTTGACCTGGCCGCTGCCAGCCGATGACATCGTCGACTCTGTATGCGAGACGGCATCGATGCCCCAGTCGTCTGTCGTCGCGGCAGTCGATGAGATGCTGACCGAGGGTGCGGAGCCACTCCCGAAGGCTCCGACGGCGGCGAGTGCCGGGGTTGTCTGGTCGACGCCTGAGAGCAGCATCGACGCGGCGACGAAGAATGTCGCATCGCCGCTGAAGTTCACCGCAACCGCATTCGACACCTGTCCGGGGTCTACGACGTACCAGATCGACGAGCCGACGCCCGTGGCATAGTCGTGCTGCTGTACCCCAGCGCTTGTGAAGTCATAGCTCGTTCCTGCGAGTTCCACGCTGCTGACGGTGATATTCGACTCCGCCAGCCACGTCAGGCACACCACGAGGCACTTGTCAGTCCCGGCGTGGTTCGCGATGCCGCTGGCGATGCTGAAGCTGCTATCTTCGGCACCCGTGGCGGTGGTGGGTCCAGCAATGATAGCGATTGCCATTACGCGTCACCTCTCCCGGCTTCGAGCAGGGCCTCTGCGTAGCGTCTCGCCGCCGTGGTTCCGATGCGATCCTCGACGTAGACCATTGTGCCCGCTGGCGCTGGGGATACCGATGCCGTGCCGTCAGACTGTAGAGTGTGCCATCGATACCGCTGCGCGCCCGATGAGTACAGGCCGAGACCGCCGCCCATCGCCTCCTCGACCAGCGTGAGACTCGACGTGTACGCCTCGGCGGTGCCCGCCGATCCGTAGACCTCGGCGAATATGGCTGCGTCAAGCTCCGCGTCCGTCAGGTCGCGGATTGCCATTAGGCCGATGTCAGCGAGATGTCGAGAGCATCTACCGCGAACTCCGCCGAATCGCCAACCGCCACAGTTCGCGAGGTGGTCAGAGCTTTAGAGATGATGGTGTTGTCCACACTGGCGGCGGCGGAGGCCTCCGACAAGATTGCAAAATGAGTCACCGCTCCCCAGGCGGTCGTGGCGCAAGGACCGAAGGAAATGACCGCGTTATTTTTGACCTCCCCCGCAGAAGGGTCGCCCAGATTGTCCGTCCCCGCAGATAGGATGGAGATCGATTTCCGCGCGTAACCGACACTAGTACCTATCTCGGTGATTACCCCAGTGCTCGCATTTATCGCTGTTCCGAGGGCCAGATAGACATTGTTCGATTCTATCGGCTGGGTGTACGCGGTGCCTGCGAGGATGTGGCCGAGGATCTTGTTGCGTACGTTGACGTGCCAGTCTGCCATCTGTCGTGTCCTTTACTTCAGGGAATGGTACGAGGCGGTCACGGTGACCGATCCGCCGGATATTGTCAGAGCTCCACCGTCCGCCAGGATCTTCTCCACATCCCCAGCGCAAGCGGCGAAGTCGCAGCGCTTGGGATCGTCAACGGCCCTGAGCTTGTCAGCAGCAAACTCAGCCTTGAGGTTGGCGACCTGTTCGTGACGTCCCATCAGACAGTGGCCTCCCGAGGCTTCTCCATTGACGTTGTCAGCGACAGTAGGTCTACCGCAGAGCGCGAGGGCTGGCAAGGGCTGGGCGCCATCAGTACTGGTCTCCTAGGCCCTGAGAGTGTACCGCTTGGCGTTCGTCGCCGGGCTTGAAGATCGCCTTACGCGCCGCGGCGATGGCGTTTCCTTCGGTGGTGAGAGGACCCCCCGAGGCGCCGAGTAGACCACCAACACGTTGCACCTCCTCAGCCGGCATCCCCGAGGAGTCCACAGACGGCTCGATGCCGTAGATCTTGATGTAGCGCCAGTCGTCCATGAGGTGGTTGTCACGCCGGATCGGTACCGCACGACGTTCGTGCTTGCGCGCATCGGCCGTATCCACCGCACGCTTGTAGCGACTGAGCTCCCGCTGGAAGTAGAGGCACGACTCGAAGATCCTGCACACCGGCTTGCCGTTGATCTCGTTCTCGAGGTCACGCCGGCAGAGAGAGATGCCGTACTCGACATCGTTCCTTGCCGGCACGCAGTCGAAGCCGTAGTGCACGTTGAGGAGATCCCCAGCGCCCTGCTCACCGGTCATGGTGTGGGCGAAACCCGCCGGATCGATCAGCCGCACGTAGATCGACTCGTAGTTCGGTCCGGGTTTCCAAAGCTCCCGCTGCTCGTCCCAGACCCATCCTTCGGCCTGACGCATGGCGACGGCGAGTTCTTTCCAGTCGGACTTTTGGAGGTAGATCTCGCGGTAGACCCAGTAATGGCCGGTGGGCAGAGCGGCGATGTACAGAACCGCCGCGGTGGAATGCCCCGGGTCGATAGCACAGTAACGACGCCAGTCCTTGGGAATGAAGTCGTCGGCCATTATGTTCTTCTCGGTGAGGTTCGAGTAGACACGTCCGTAAGCACGGCGCGACTCACCGAGGATACGTACCGCGTACTCCTCCTTCGTCATGCCCTTGACGAGCTGCTTGAACTGCCGCTCGTGGATATGGCCGTCCTCGAGTGCCTGCTCGGTGTTGAGCGTGAAGCAGTCGATATCGGGGTCCGACAGCGCGAACTCCTCGAGGTCGAGCAGCCAAGGGTCTGAGCGGTAGAGTGTCGCCGATATGGCAATGCGCCCACCGGTGTCGATGATGCGCGCGCGGAGCTCGTCCCAGGTGCGCCAGTCGATCTCCTCATCGACACATATATAGTCCACCGGAGCACTAGTCATGCGCTCACGCGCCTGCTCTCCACCAGAGGACGAAAGGAACTCGATCGTGTGGTGGTAGTAGACGCCGGTCACCGAGTGCTTGTGCCGATAGACGAGGAACGACGGCATGTCGTAGTTCGGCACGTTGGGGCCGTAACGCACAATGTCCCACGGCGGCAGCATCTTCTTCAGATGCTTCCAGATGCCGTTCTGCAGCGTGCGGTACTTCGCCGAGACGATCCAGAAGAGTTGATCTTTCTCAGGCTCGGGGATCACCGGGTGCTCACCGCGCACAGCCATGGAGACGTCCATCGCCGTGCCGTGCGATTTCCCTGAGCGGTTGCCCCCTTTGACGAGCCGGATAACGGCGTCCGAGCAGTGGAAGGCGACCTGGTTGCGACGAGGGTGGTTCGCCGGCTTGTAGTGGTAGTAGAGGTGTTTGGTGCGACGAACGAACTCGCGCGCCAAGGGGAGAAGCTCCTGGGCGGCGTCACGCTCCTGGGCCAAAAGCGACATCGAGCAGAAGGCTTTGAACTTCGCGAGGTTCTTCGGCATCTTCCGCCCACCGGCGCGCTTCAGCGTCTTCTGGCGGCTCTGCTTGAGAAGCTCCTCAACGGTGAGCATCGAGCCACTCTCTGAGCGCCGTGGACTTCCCTGGGCGGCGGATCACCCGGCAAACTACTCGACGGCGAGTACCTCGATCGCCTTCAGCGTCGGAATCATGAAGCCGAAAAGCTGCTTCACCAGATCCTCGTCCGACATCTTCTCCAGCTCCAGGTCTTTGCTCTTGGACCATCCTTTTACCTTCTCGATGATGGACAAAGCCTTGATGCGATCAGACGGCAGCGACTCAGAGGAATGGACGATCGAGATCGCCATGCGCATCCAGCCGTCCTCGGTGTCGATAGCGTTGGGGTCGAAGTCCTCGAGGATGTCCTCGCGCGCCAACTGCTCCGTGGCCTCGATGAGAACCTTGGGCTTCTCGTTCTGCCACTTGACGGCGATATCCTGGGGCGGGTGACGGCCTCTACGTCTCATTCCTGCTCTCCGATGATCTGCTTCATAGACTTGCGCTCGGGAAGCGGGAAAACGTG